ATCTTCTCCCGTCTGGTTGAATATCCAGTCTAAATGTTCCCAGCTTCCAGTCTTGAGACGTGGAAGTGTTTTCTACCTTGAACGCAATGGCTCTCGCCCTTGCGCGTGTGTCAACTTTATCAGTGGAAGTTGTGATTGTAAAGGGTCCTAATGAAGAGCTTGCCGCGGTATCATTCGGATAATTGCGAAGCATCAAAGTAATCCTAGTATCTCCGGTCTGGGTAATGAAGTCCGGTAGAAATCTTCTAATCTTCATGATGTATTCTCCATCGCCTCGTAAGTCAGGAGATCCTAAAAACTGTCCTTGTGCCGATCTCTTCTGGGTAATATCAAAATCTCCTGAAATAATATTAGAGGTGATAGCAGTCACCGCTCCTCCGGCATCGATTTGATCGGTCCCTGTTTCCTGTTCATAGTAGATGGTAATACCATTCGTGTTGCCTACGACATCAAAAGAAACATCATCGCCTGTAGTATAATAACAGGCATGAGGTTTATCAAATACGGAAGAATCGGCCCATGCCGTTCGGGGTAAGCTTCCAGTATACCATATGGGTTTTTTGACGAGGATAGATTCTAAATAATTATAAGTAACCACACGATCAACAACATTGGATCCATTGGTACAGTAATACCAGCTGACTTCTCCAAATAGATTATTGAGTCCTGCATTAATTAAATTTCGTGAAGTCGTATTAATATCATCGTAGACATAGTCTTCTACCAAGCATGGCAGCGATTGAAGTTGGCCTGAGTATTGAAAGAATCCATTTTCTGACATCCAGAAAGCAGTACCATCCACTTCCATACAGGCATTCTTTCCGAGTAGTCCGCAGTTCGTTCCGACCTGTTCGAAAGAAAAGGTAAACGGTTGGCCGACAAAACGCATTAAGAAGATAGCAGAGTCGGTCCAAATATAAATGGCATCTCGACCACGGATACTTCCCATGATCTTAGAACCATCCGCGAGTCTTTGTGTACCTGCGGTATTGGTTGCTGTGGGTGTGTAAGTATTCAGATCCTCCTGATCCGACCACCTGATAAACATATCATCCTGGGTACTGGTATCACCAATCGTTGTTTCAGTTCCAAAGAAAACTAAGTGACGATCAACGGATGATACTAACACATGTCTCGAAGCGGTAGGTGCCCCACTAATAATAGTGGCTCGGGTTTCAGTAGCGTTAGCGGCTGCGGAATCCCATTCAAAACAGGCACTATTATAGATAAGAGCAATCAGTTTAGTTCCATAATTATCAAGTACCCATAAACCAGGTTCAATGGTAACGTCCTGTGAAGAAGATTCTCCCCAGGCAACATAGTCTGAAATATTAGTAATAGTTGCGCCAGCTGTATGGAGGGCTAAGGTTGTTCCATTAACGTTTCTTGCTCCTCCACTTAAGGTTCCTGTGCTTGTGTCATTATCTGTATAAGAAATATCTTCGGTCCCTATTCTAATTTCTCCAGAAGCTGGAAAAGCAGTAGAACTGGTTAAGACCACTGTTGTAACCGCAGCATCGGCTGCAATAGTTGTTACCAAAGTTGTCGTCGCTGGGCCAGAAGCCGTTCCTGACCATTGACCCGTACCAAAACCAAAGCCACCAAGTTCTTGTGCAGGTCCGACGCTATAATAAGTTTGAGCTCGTGCACTTCCTGCATTCGTTGTGGTTCCTGTTGCAGCAGAACCCATCGTAACGATAATACTTGTTGCTGTAGGAATGGACGTAGCCATGAATTTTTTATCTTCAAAATCTGCATCGGTGAAGCCTGAACCCGGAGGCGCGGTAACCGTATCTAATAAAACAATATCATCTTCTGACATACCGTGCACAGAAGGAAAAGTTATGGTAACAGCAGTCTCAGTATCAGTGGTTGAAAAATCACAACCGGTAATCGTGTTCTTGATGGGGTGAATATCGTAATATTGTCCAGCGGAATAAACGTATAAAATTCTATTGGTTCCTATCGCTGCATACTTAATCCCAGCATTATCATCAAAATGATGAAGGGCTCGAGCAGCTCCGGTCAGTTTGTCTTCCCCTAGCTGATCCCAACCCCCTAATTTTTCAGGGGTGCCGTATCTAAAACGTACGTTATCACCACCTGTCCATTGTGCCTCAGCACCGGTAGCAGTGACTTGTTTATTAAAGCCGGGTATAAAACTCAGTTTTTGGAGCATAGAAAAATCTCTTTAAAATACAAATATACTATATTTTTAGTGGGATCAACTGGACTTTAAGTGTATATATTCTCTTTTAAATATTCATACAGGGTTGGACTTTTATCTGCCAATTCATTAATTCTCTTCTTCCTTTGGTCCCAATAATCAAATACTTTTTTCATGTAACCTTTAAAATAGTCTCTAGATGAACCGGTCCAGAGGGGTGTTTGTTGAGCAATTTTATCACGAATATAATCAGTATAAAAATTTATATGATGTCCTGCTGTTATACAGGCCGTGCCATCTGAAAAACCATTGGAGGTAAAACTATGAAATCTGGATCGACTTAGTTCCATAGTTTGATCTTTTCTATGTTTTCCAACAGAACCTAATCCTAGAGGAGCTGCAAAGGTATCATTCCAATGTTCCCCCATTTCTAGTTCTTGAGTATACCATCGCCAATATTCTGTATCGTCTCTTACCGAACCAAAAAAATGATACCCTATAAAATGTTTTATACTGTCTATATGGATTTGCATTTCTCTGTTTACACAATCTCTATCCAATTGGGTTATGTGCCGGTCTCTCGACTGAAGAGCTATGACTAATTTATCAACCCCTTCATGTGCAAAAACTAATCCTGTGGACTCTAAAGGTTCTATGAATCCATACGACAATCCAACCGCTAAACAATTTTTATGCCAACATTGTTTATGTCTACCATTTCTAATGTCTATATGGTGGTAATCTAATTCGTCGCCGTGTCCAATATGTTTTTGAAATTCTATTAAAGCGTCATCTTTATTTATAAAATCTTTACTATAAACATAACCACTACCAATCCTGCTCCACAGCGGGATGTTCCATACCCAACCATTATTTATTGCTGTTCCATTTGTTGTTAAATCCATTTCAATATTAGGATTCTCATATGGAATTTTTGTAGCCCATGTTCCATTATTAATGAGCATGTCGCTATAACTTATATAAGGAACTTTAAGGGCTTGTTCTAGGAGTAAACTTCTAAATCCTGTACAATCTACATAAAGGTCTGCTGTTAAATCCCCGTGTTCTTTGGTAGCCACAGAAGAAATCCATCCCCTTTCATCTAATTTAATATCCGTGACATGGTCTCTAATATAGGTAGTCTTTGAACATAAATTTTTTCTCATCCAATGACCTAGTTTCCCCGCATCAAATTGGTAAGCCCAATCTCTATCAATATTAAAATTAGGTATGATATTTTCTTTATTTAAATTAACTCTATTTTTATTAATTAAGGGCATCGCCGGCCAATAAGTATCGGCAAAATCGGATTGTGGCGTATCGGGGTATATCCATTTCTTTAAAAACCAATCATCGGTTCCATATTCTGAAACGGTAAAATCCAAAAACCCAAATGGATAATGAAACACTTCCCCTTTTTTATAAAAATCAGTAAACTTAATAGATCCTTTATAAGTCGCATCGCAATGGGGCATCCAATCTTTATCTTTCATACCTAAACTTCGAAAAAATTTATTGATCGATAACAATGTAGATTCTCCTACTCCGATGGTACGTACCGCAGGAGATTCTATTAGAGTAACTCTAACTTCGGGACAATGTTTATTTAATGCTGAAGCTGTAAACCAGCCTGATGTTCCTCCCCCTACTATAACAATAGAATTAATTTGCATACTTTTTAGGTCCAACGCTCACCCGTTAGTAAGAAAGCCACAGAGGTACGCGTTCCTTTCGTTACAGGAGTTACTCGATGAAGAAAAAGAGATGGAAACATAATCATATATCCGGGTTTATCCATTTCGGGAACCTTCGTAATACAACCTGTATTCAGTTCCAGTTCTCCTCCTTCGTAAGGACTCTCTGAAAGATTTAAAAGAGCGGTTATTTTGATGTCACTGGGAGGGTAAGTATGACTATCTAAATGCCAGGCATATTGTTCCTCTTTACTATAACGATTAATGAAGAGCCAATCGTGATCGTTTTCAGGAAAAAGATGAAATCCAAAAACTCGTGCATTTCTCAATCGAATAAAATCATTAAACTTATGTAAATATTTTTTTGCGTCTTTCCATACAACGGCGTCTACTTTAGAAGTTTTAACAACGCCCCCAGCTGCCCATGGAGTAGTATCTTTATTCATCATATATTTTTTTAAATTTTTATTAATTTCTTTTACTTCCTTGGGGGTGTAAACGGGTTCCCAATAATAAAGAGGATATTGAAGAGACATTTAGCCTTTGAAACCTCGAAACCAATCAGGAAGACCCAGCAAAGGTCTTCGATCATATTTATTTGCTTCAGCTGTTGGAAGTTTGGCGTTGTTGTAATGTAAAAAAACTTGGCAGTATGTTTCTCCTTCGAAACGCTCACGCCAATGTTCTACTTCTGGGCCGGCATAAAGAAGCATGTCACCGGGATTAAGATTAATTTTAATTCCTGCCCGTCCTTCTTTACCAGAAGGCTCAAGATAAATAGGCCATGGGTCCCCTCCTAAATGTAAAGTGGTGGAAACTTCACAGGAATAACGATCTTTATGTCGTTCCAGAATATCTCCTTTTTTATAGATTCGCGCAAATGCATAGGTTTCATTTAATTTATAGCCTGTTTCTTTTTCCATTTTGGGTTTGAGTTTTGTTAATAAAGTTTCCATCACGACATCTCCATAATGGCAATAAGTATTGGGAACCTGTTTATCATCCCATCGGCCCCATTCTGTTGTAAAAGGAGAAACCCAGCGGGTATTAAACAAAAAACGAGCCACCTTTCTTTTGTTTAAAAAATAATGATAACAGAATCTGGTTAGTTCTGGACTAAGAGCTGATTTTAAAAGTTTATATTTAGATTTTTTAAAATTCACTACTTCACCAGACATTGAAGGTTCCAATGAATAAATCGAAAAGGATGTAAGCCCATATCTAGAGGATATTCATGAGGAACATATCCGGGAATAATAATCATGGTACCGGGTTTAGGAGTAAAATGAACGTTGGACGTAGCACATGTTACTTGGCTCGGATCTTTTTGAGGAAGTCCTTTCATGATGGCGCCTGGACGAGGATCATGAAAAATAGGATAAGAAGTTTTAGAGCTACATTTTAAAAAGAAGAAACCAGAAACGTGTTGATCCGGATGCGTGTGCGGGGCATGGTGACCTCCTCCAGCCTTCCCAAATTCTTGCACCCACATTTCAGTAAAATTTAAAGAATGATTTTTTAGATCCCATCCACACCAGTTTAAGAATTCCCAACTAGAGCTCCCAGCAAACTGTGCAAAATCTCTCATTTCAGGAAGATGATATAAACTTCCAGAATGATGGGACATTCCAAAATCTTTCAGGTTTTTTTTAAGTGTTTTATTTCTCTTTTTAATAGCTTTAGTATTTATTTTTTGGGCTGCTTTAATATGTTTATCACATATTTTATTTAATAATGGTACACGCTCGGGAAACTCTCCATGCCATATGGGAGTTGAAAAATATTCCCATCCTGAAAATAAAGGAATATGTTTTGTGGTAGTGATTGTGTCGCTCATTTTTGCTCTCTTCTAAAAAAAATAGATAAGGTAAATCTATAAGCGGGACCCACATACGATTGAGGTCTTAAAGTATGAGGTATATTTTGTGCATCAAAAATAATGAATCGCCCAGGTTTATAAGGTGAAGTATATATAATTTCTTTTTCATCCTTATCCCAAAATAAGGTTTCTCCGCACCATTCAGGTTTCCAATCTAGATTGATATAATAAAGAATTCCAATGTTGCCTGCATGAACATGGTTATAATGAATATCACCAGGCTTAGATAAATTGATCAAGGCTTTAGTGATAGATTTAAAATGAAAGTTTTTTTTAAATTTAGATTGCTTCAATATGTTTTCAATGAAAGGAAGAATATTCATTTTCGTTAAATCATCTGGTGTACAAGAACTATGGAGACAGGGGAAAGCTTTTTTCTCATATTCATCACGATCTTCCCACCCTATGGTATAACGAGAATTTTGTGCAAACATATAGAATGCACTACGTTCAGTAAAAGGAACAATATCATCGTAAATTTCTATATTTTTCATTTAAATGGATCTCCTAAATACCATGATACTAAAGAATATCTCGTTCCTCTCGTTACCGGTGTAACTCGGTGCCATACAAAACTTGGAAACACAACTAATGAACCTTTCGAATTTATTTCTTTACATACATGAGATTTGATTTTTGAATATTGACGAAAATCAAATTCTAAATTTCCTCCACTATACTCTTTTTGATCAGATAAGGAAACCGTCATTGATAATTTTCTTATTTTTCCTTGCATTGTTCCAGGTGTCTTATAGGCTTCCTCCCATGAATCTTGATGCCAACCATAATATTGGTTTTTTGTATAAATAGTAAACTGACAATTCTCTGCATCATTCCACTGAAAATTCCAACCCGCTGAATAATTAGCACCACGAATATAGGGAGAGATTTCTTTATAAATCCAGTTATCATCCATCCATACAATATTGGAATCTCTTTTCTTTTTTAAGTTTTTAAGTTCTTTAGTACTCAAGGGATTTTTAATTAAATCTCGATGCTGTCCTTGCCCTCCCGTTATTGCTCTTCCTTTTTGGTGTCTAAGGCCATAGTTAATAATTTCATCACAAAGACGACGAGGGATTGCATCTTTCCAATACCAATAATAGTGTTTTAAATTCATCTTACGTCCTTAGATAAGAATAGTTAGAACAAAAGAAAAAATTATGTTGGGTACTTATATTTTTGGAAATATAATATCGTTGAATCGAAGGAAAAATAATATATTTATTTATGGCTAAAGGAATATGCCACGTGTTTGCCACTCTATTTTTATCATCATATTCAATCACTAATTCACATGAGTCTTCAGCTACATCGACTCCATAGATACAAGTATAGTCGGATGCCTCTTTAAGCGACATTTTATCTACCTGATTCCGGTTAAAAGACATTTCTAGGGGAGCATAAATATTTCCCCATTCCAATTTTGTCTGTAAAAATTTTTTATTAGGAACAAGAAAATGATCCCTAAGATAGGTTTGAAGTTCGTTCTTGGCTTTAGTACTGGGTATCTTATAATCCTTAGAACGAATAGGATCGTTTTCTTTTATACATTTATTAAAAGACGATGAAAATAAAATATCATATTTAATTTGAGTACGATCAATTTTAAATCCGTAAGGAGAGGGGATTTCTCCGTAATGTATATCTGTTTCACTTAATACTTTCTTCTTCATTTATTTAGTATACCAGCTATTTAGTATACCAGCAAGGAATTGTATATCTAGCCCCTTTTTTAATTTTATTGACCGAATGAGCTTCTTTATCCCCGGCAAATAATACCATTAATCCTTGTTTAGGTTTTATCGTCGTTTTTCCCACAACGGTCTCACCCCCTTTAAAATTATCATTTAAATAGATAATACTTGTGTAGTAATGATGAGGAAAATCTTTATGTGGTTCTTGCCATACTCCTGTTGGCCATTTTACAATTTCAAAATAATCTACAAACATCTCAGCATCTATGTTTTTAATCGTAAAATTAAAACGACCATTTAATTTTTTTGAATCGTATTCAAGATATCGAGAAAAAACCACCACTTCAGTTTTTTTATCCTGAGAACCATGGTAAAAAATTCTTTTATCATTGTTAGGATGGAATAAGTCAGAGTGTCTCTTTATAAAATATTGACATTGACTAGGTGTCAAAAAATTCTCATATGAATAAACCATGGTGAATGCGGGATTATATATGAAACTTAATAAAAGGGAAAGTAAAATTCATATCGCATTAATAATCAAACTTTTCAAAATCCTGGCGATAAAATTTTTTGATATTGTTGATCAAGGCCGTAGTTTTCATTAATCCTGGCTGATCGTAGTCTTCTTGGAGATAAGTCTGTGTTTTAATAGAAAAATTAATAGGAAGAATATTGTTTATCCAATCACAAAATTTTTCACCAAAACCATTTTCATATTTCCATATCTTTGTATGAGGAGATACAAATTCATGTTGGGGTCGCCACCAGTTAGCGGTATTTATAAGTCTATACTGAGAAACAATACTCTCGTAAGTCGTCCAGTCTTCAAAAGAAGATTGGCTCGCTACCGTTGAATAAGACCAACTGGCTGAAAAAAATCTATCAATTGGATTTCTTACAACTGCTATAGAAGAAAGACCTTTAATACTTTTCCATTTACTATAAAGGGGGTGATGGGTGTGCAGAATTTCTACCCCTTCTGTTGGTGTCCCTAGGTAATTATCTCTTTCTTTTTTTTCTTTTATACTCCAGTTAAAGATTTTTTTAGTTAAATGATGTTCTATATTATATCCATTCTCCCTAAAATTTTCTAATAAAAATCTACCAGCGGTGCGTGGAATGTGAATAAAGAAAAATCTTCCATGCGTTTTTGTGTGATGAAAAATTGGCACGTAAGAACGTAAAAATTTACCTTAGCCTTGTAATCCAAGTTTGAGTCGATTCGTTCCAAGCATAAGTTTCAATATCCAGTCCTTCTGCGTTTTTAGGAGAAACGGGTTTAGGGACAGGGGCTTCATATCGACAGGTCGTTTCATTCAATGTCCAGGAAGGATAAGGTTGAGGAGGAAGAAAAGCATCCCGTGCACTATCGTAAGTGTGTCCAATGCTTGCGAAATTTTTTCGATAAGGAGTTACTCCATCGACTTCAGAAATTTTCCATAATTCAGCCGGCCAACCATGGGTTCTGTATAAATGGCCCTGACCTACTTCTTCATTAATTTGATTATTTTTTGTCGTTTTAGCTTTATCAAAAGTAAGTATATTAACTACTGTTTTTCCATCATCCGATAATTTTGCAAAAGTTGCCATAATATTTATGCTGTAAATGTCCCAGGAGCATTAAAAAGATGAATAGTGTCACATCCACATGTAGAATCACATCCAGATGTTGTACTTGATGAAGCGGTTAATCTTCTAATAATTACGACGCCACTTCCTCCCGCTTTGCCACCGCCAGGGGGATTCGATCCTCCGCCGCCACCACCAGTATTGGCTTGTCCAGCTCCACCACCACCTGCACCCTGTGTAGGTTTAGATCCTTGACCACCGCCGCCAGATCCTCCGGCTCCTCCGGTAACAGGTCCTTCTCCTCCGCCGCCACCGCCGCGAGTTGTACAGGCTCCACTAATGGAAGAAGCTTTTCCAGCTCCTCCGACACCACCAGTTGTTGGTCCTGTGGGTTTATCTTCGCCAGCTGCGCTAGCTCCGCCACCGCCGCCGCCAACAGCAGGTTGTCCAGGTCCTTGACCTCCAAATCCACCGTCGAAACCTTGTGCTCCAGTAGGGGTTGGGCTTGTGTCAGGATCATTTCCTGAGCCACCATCAGTAGTGGGAGGACCAGAAGGATCGGCTGCTCCGCCGCCACCAGATCCACCAGGCAAACCTTGCCATGGAGGATTTGGAGATCCTGCTCCTCCTCCACCGCCGCCACCAGCGGATGTTATAGTATCAAAAACTGAAGTTCCTCCAGGATTACCTGTTGCGGGTGGAGATGGGGGAGCGGGCATCTGAGCCCCTCCAGCGCCAACTGTTATGGGATAAGCTGTACACGGTATAACTTCATGTGCTTTACTAGCAATGATTCGATAACCTCCAGCACCGCCACCGCCAGCATGTTCATTGCCACCAGAGCCTCCTCCAGCAACAACGAGAAATTGTACATTATAAGGAGCTGCACCAGCGGCTCCAGATCCGAAACCTAGAATATTATATCCAAAAGACATTTATCTTTCCTCCTTATGCGTCGTTAGCAGCGTCTGTAGTATAGAATATTTTAATTCCTAATAATCTGACATCCCCTGTAAAGGAGTCACTGCCACTTGTTGCATTTCTGGAAACTTGAAAATATGTATACGTATCCGCTGCTGCTGCTTTAACTGTTACATTAGCACTCACTGGACTAACTAAGACATCTTCAACTGTACCTGTACCATTATCTGTAACATCTACCGCTGCATCAAAAGTTACGTCCGACGTAGCATCATTTGCAACACTAACACCTTGAAGACCAATTAAAGCGGCCCCTGTATCTGTGCTACTTGGACTCCAAAAAGCTTGGAACGTTAATGTACCTTCATCCCATGATTTAGGCATTGCAATAGAGAACTGTGCATATTCGATTGTACTTGGATCAAAATCTAAAACCTTCATTTCAGGTCTAGTTGCTGTAGTTTCAACTGCTTGTGCATCAGCACCATTTGTTGTTGTGCCAAACATTGCTTGTGCAGGAACAAAAATAGTTTCGGTGCCTGCAATTTTGACTGCAGCCGTTCCACTTTTAAGAACTCCTGTTCCTCCTGGATTAATATTAATATCAATATTAGTGTCGGTTCCACTGGTAGAAACTGATGAAAGAATGGGACCCGAACCCGTAGCTGCATTTGTTATTTTTAATTCATTGACTGGAGTACCTACTTCACCGAAAACCAGGGTTTCATCTCCGCCAGCATCGGCAATAAATCCACCGTCGGCAAATTTAGGAGCGGTTAAAGTTTTGTTGGTTAAAGTAGTTGTTGAATCCGCTGTAACAAAATCTGCTGTTGCATCTACGATATCTGGATTAGTTCCATCATTAGCAGTTGCTAATAAAATTTTGTAGCCTTTATCACCCGTTGCCCATGTAATACTAGCACCTGAACCAGTGATATATTTAAATTCAACAGTGAATACACCACTTGTACTATTTTTAATTATATAAAAAGTTTGAACATCAATAGGGATTGTTACAATTTTATTTCCTGTAATTGTTTCAGGAGTTTCTGCTCCTAAAATAATAGCTCTGTGTGAAAGAGTTGCACCTGTTGATCCATCTGATACAGATAAGTCAGTTGTATTGGCGCCTGTCCCAGCAGTATTAAGTGTTTGAACAACATAGCCGCCAGAAATCTGCTCGATGATATCCCAGTTTGTATTAGTAAGGGTTCCCCATGTACCGGCTTTTTCGCCAGTAGTCATAAGTTGAATTCCTAAACCTGTATAATTTGATGGCATAATTTTCTCCTTAACCGGTGTGTTCTATATCCGTATAACTAGTGTTACCAGTTATACTAGTATCTGTATAGGAAGTATTTCCTGTTATGTCAATATCTTTGTAGTGTAATGGAGAGACTCCCCCTGAACCTAAATTTCCAGTAACTTCAAATCCAGTTACTCCTATCTGCATATCGGTAACAGTCGTAGTGCCTAGAGAACCGGTTACAGAATAACCACTTACTCCAATTTGCATATCATCTATGGTACTTAGACTTCCTAGAGAACCGGTTATAGAATAACCACTTACAAGAACTAATGGATTTGAAGTAATTGCTACTGTACCCAGACTCATTGTAGCACTGTAGCCCGTTGGGAATGTAATCACCTCTTCAGTAACAGTACCTAAACTTGCTGTTATTGCATATCCTGAAACTCCAATTACCATATCAGGAATAGTTGTTAAACTTCCTAAAGAAAGGGTTCCTAATAAAGAATCAGTAAGAGTAACTTTAAAATCGTAATTTATTTGTGGTGTTCCTAAAGAACCTGTTATTGAGAAACCTGTTAATGGCTCTCCAATTTCTATGTTTACTGTACTTTGTTCTCCCCAAGCATCATTGCCCCAAGTACTTCTACCCCAACCTTCAAGACCCAGTGAGGCAGTAATTTCTAGACCAGTAACAGGAACAGTAGTTACATTTTGACCCCAATCACCATCCCCCCACGCATCTCTACCCCAACCATCAGTTGCACCGGCATAATCTAAAGTTCCTAAAGAAGCTGTGATTGAATAACCTGTAGGAGATATAGTGATAGCTGATTCACCCCAGTTTTCATCTCCCCATGCGTCTGAGCCCCATCCTTGTTCGTTGAAGGCTACGACACCATCGGAATTTAAAGTTGAAGTAATTGAAAAACCGGTAAGTGAAACGGTAACGGTATCGGATTCCCAGGAATTATAGCCCCAAGTTGTTCCGGCTTTATTCCAAGTGTTAGCCATAAGGAGATTCCCCTTACGACGTTATTCTTATAATAGCGTTGGATGAATCGTTGGCTGGAAATTGAATTGTAAAAGTTCCAGAAGAAACTGTTTTATCGCCACCAAAATCAATAGAACAAACAGCGGCATTAGTTGTTAGTCCACTAATAGTTGATGAATTATAAATTAAACATCCTCTCGCTGTGAAAGAAGCAGATGTCCATGAGACGTCTGAAAAATCTGTATAAGAAGTAACCGTGCTTTTAGCTACTCCAGTATTTGTTAAAGCTTCTCCACCAGTAGTATAACCACCACCTGATGCAACTT